CGCTATCGGCCAACTTTTTGGTGGAATGAACGCCCGTCGGCAGTGGCGTTTCCAGCAGAAGCAGATGAAGCTTCAGCAGCGTTATGCCCTGGAACAAATGCAAAAACAGGCCGAACTCTCTTACGCTAATTGGCAAAAACAGTTCGATTATGAGAATGCGTACAATGACCCTACAAAGGTTTTTGATCGTTACTTGAAGGCCGGCGTGACCCCTGCAGCTGTTCTTGGCTCTTCCGGCGTCGGTGTAAACGCCACTATGTCAGGCGGTTCTGCAGGTATGCCTTCCGCTTCCGGCCCTTCTGGTGGCGCGCCCGTTTCCCCCGGCGCTTTCGCTTCGGTTGATCCTACTGCTATTGCGCAGAACATGGTCGCACAGTCTACGGTTAATCGTAATGACGCTGCTTCTAATCGTGATAATGCCGAGGCCGATATGCTTCGTGGAAATACGCATACTGTTCAATGGCGTACAGATATCGACGAGTTGGATAAGCAGATTCGTCAACACGACGTCAATAACGCTGCCGCTCTTGCCGATCTTAATCGCGCTCTTGCTGATATTCATATGGCCGATGCTGAATATGCGGATTTGATGGCTACTTACAAGTTTCAAGATTTTGTCGCCCTATACGGTAAGCATGTTGAGGAATATGAACAGATCAAGAGGTACAATTCTGACTATTTTGATCAGGTTTATGCTGCACAAATCGCTCGTGATTATGCTGCTGCCTATAGTTCTGCTGCTACAGGCGATCTTGCGAAGGCTGAGGAAAGTATAGCACGAGTTCGTTTGTCCGATCTTCGCGAGTGGTTCCGTATCAATTGGGAGGCCGAAATCGAAGTTCCGCAGGTTACTGAGTCGGGTAAACCTACCGGCAAGACTGTTAAACTCACCGGCCGTCAGATACACGAGCACCTTGTGGCTATGGCCGCTGCCGGCGCGTCGCAAGGTCTTTCCGCTCAATGGTTTTCTAATCGTTCTGAAAAGAATGCTTTTGGATATTCGATGGCCCGCACTGCTCTTGCTGGCGCTCTAGCTATTGGCGGTATGGCACTCTCCAAAGGTATAGCCGGGTCCGCTAGTCCTGCAGGTTATGAGGAAATGAAAGAGTATTACGGCTCTGACGGAGATCAGATCGGTGCCACACGTACTCGTCGCAGTATGTTTAGGCGAAATTAGACAACTTTTTCGACTTTTTGAACTTTGTGTTCCAATCCCCGTATCGTACATTTGCATCGTAACCAATAACCATATTATTATGAAAAGAAACAAACCTAGCCTTGCTCCCCTTTACCTGGATGCCGCAGACTATATTTTCGTTGAGTGGCTTGTCCGGAGCGGCTATTATTCGAGATTCAAGGATAACTTTATCAGGAATAACCCTGATTATGACAACGCCCGCGAGGGTATTCGGGACTGCCTTTCCACGCTTTTTCGTAGTAGAACTTTATCCTACCGCGACGCTGTTTCTTCGTCCTTTCTGTTTCTTCGTACACCTGAAGGTGGAGACTTTTGGCATGTCGTCGATCTAGAGTGGCGAGCATTTCTCAAGAATCTTAGTTTTAACTTTTAATCTTATTTTTTATGAGCCAAATCCATGTAGTTCTTAGTCGTATTAATCCCGCTCTTGCGATTGATCTTGTTCGATTGGGTCGTCTCGAAGACGGTCAATTTGTTCAGCTGCCTCTTGATCTTTTTCAGGACACCCCTGTTTCTGAATTGATCAGATTGACGGATATTTCCGATTCAGCCCATTTGCGGCATAAAGATGTTTCGCGCCTTGTCTCGTCGCTTTCCTGTTACCCTGGCTTTGGCCTTGATTATTTTGACAACACACTTGTTATTGTTTTTGATTTTAACTTAGCTGAAGATGAAGTCTCGACGTCGAAAGAAGACCCGCGGCCGTAAGACTGTAACCCGGCCGTTACTGGGAAGCGTTCTTTAGTTTTTGATCGTAAATTGATTGACTTTTGTCGATATATAGAGTTGCGTTGCCGTTAAGAACGGCCGAGTGATGATTTCCGGTGCCGAAGATATCGCGGAGGCGAGATCAAGGCCCTGAAATCTCGCAGGCCGTTTAGGCGCGCAGTTCTCGCGCTCGAAAGTACCGTCTTTCGAAGCGCATGATAATATTTGACGATTATGGATATTTTTGATGCATTTCGCCCGCGAACTTCTCCTGTTGTTGATGGTCGGCCCCTTAGTTATTCCGTTGCGGCCTATCGTGGTAAAAAGCGCGTTGTTATCGCTTGGTTTTCCGACGAGGCCTCCGCCTTTGATTTCGTCGCTCGTTGTCGTGTTGATCGCCCTGACGTTAAATACGATTGCGTTAAAAGTCTTTTCTGATGGCCTGTCTTTCTCCTATATGGATTCGCAACCGCCGCTATTTTGACAAGATGAATCCTTGTCGTAATGGTTCTGACGTCGCAAAGTCAGCCTTGGCTCTTCGACCGTGGGACATCGCACGTCAATGGCTTATGGTTCCCTGCGGAAAATGCGAAAACTGTCTGCGTCGTCAGCGTAATGATTGGTTCGTTCGCCTCGAGCGCGAGCTCGCTCGATGTAAGGCTGAGCATCAGCAGGCTATTTTTATTACAATAACTATAGCACCTAAATATTACAACGAGGCCCTCATTAACCCGTCGTCCTTCATTCGTCGATGGAATGAGCGCCTTCGCCATCGTATCGGTCATTCCTTCAAGCATGCTCTTTTTCAGGAGTTTGGCACTCACCCCGAAACCGGCTCCGAACCTCGTCTTCACTTTCACGGTTTTCTTTTCGCGACCGATACCCTTTATAACGACATTCGTTCGGCCGTCTCCGATTTAGGTTTTGTCTGGCTTTCGAAGGCTACCCTTAAGCGTGCTCGTTATTGTGTTAAATATGTTACCAAGCAAATTGAATTCAAACCCGAGGATGTCTCGGATAAATACGTTACGATAAATGGAACAAGCACACCACTGTCTTCTCTTCTCCAACATCGCCGCTATTCAAGGAAGTTTGTTTCCGCTGGCGTTGGTGATTATCTTGGTATTCGCCCTCGTCCTTCTGCCCGTATTTCGTCGTGGTCTTATCTTGATGGTAGAACTGGTGTCGATTATAAATATTCGATTCCTCGCTACTATCTTCGATATCTTGAACAGAAAGACGAAATCCTTCGTTCGGTGGCCGCTGCTGATGCTTATGCACGCTTCAGCAAGTCTCCTTTGGTTCAGCATGTTGTTGCTTTGTGTGCTAAAAGGTTCGGTCTCGATTCCTCCCTATCCCGTAGAGAGACATATTCGTGGGAAGCGAAGCAAATGATGCGCTTTTCCGCATCTTCGCGAAAAATGCCCGATTTTGACCCTCCTGCTTGGTTGGATCTAGATGTTCTCCAATTTTGGAGAGATTATTATAAACTTCAACTTCTTATTTAATCTATGGGAAAACAACCTTTTATTTCACACTCAGTAAATGGTTACTCTCGTTATGATGTTCCTGAGAGTAAGGCTTTTACGTGCACACCGGGTATTTTGTACCCGGTGCGAATCGATTTTATTAACGCCCGCGATCGTGTGTCTATCGAGCAGGGCATTGATGTTCGCAGTAATCCCCTTGCTGTTCCGTCGTTCAATCCTTACACTGTTCGGCTCCATCGCTTCTGGGTGCCTCTTCAGTTGTATCATCCTGAGATGAGAACGAACGGCAGCAAGTTTGATATGAACGATTTGAGCTTAAATTTTATTGCCGCTTCGGCTACTGGCACATACGAGTTCACGACCAATAATTATCCTTATTCTAATTCACTGCTTCGTTGGCTGCGTGTTGTTCCTGCTTCTATTCCGACACCCACTTCCGGTAATATTCCCGTATCGGCTAACCTTACGGCCGCACAATTGGAATATCCTTTAGGTTGGTGTAACGCCGACTCTTATCTTGCCTATTGGGATATTGTTCGTAACTACTACGGCTATTCCCAGTGGGGACTCTATTCCTTTGCGTGGCCCAGTAGCTGGTATTTCATCCCTAACAGCTCTGGATTAGCGTATAATGTCCCTCAATTCAATGAAGACGCGTCGTTCTTTTCGCAAAGATTTGGTAATCTTGAATTTTTGGACGCTTATTTTGAGAGTCAGTTCTACCCTTCGGCCGTCCCTTCCTCTAATAATACGTATAATAGAGGGAACCTTTTTTCTCAGATACTCCTTTCGGACCTTGGTGCAGCGATTACCGCTTCTAAGGATGGTTACCCCGTTCCTTCTCTTTATCCCGGAAATGTCGTTTTAACTGAAGCGGGCCCCGCGAATCAATTTTCTACCAACCCAGGTACTACGGCCGTTACTAATCTTGGGGCTTTTCTTGTGGCTCATCCGATGGCCGTTATACCTTCGAATCCCGATCGTTACAGTCGGCTGCTTCCCGTCGGTAGTGCTGCGGGGGTATCTATGTCTGGTGTTACCACTATACCGCAGTTAGCCATTGCTTCGCGACTTCAGGAATACAAAGATTTACTCGGTGCCGGCGGTTCTCGTTATAGCGACTGGTTGGAAACATTCTTCGCGTCAAAAATTGAGCACGTTGATCGGCCTAAATTGCTTTTTAGTGCTTCACAGACGATTAATGTTCAGGTTATTATGAATCAGGCTGGTGTTAATAACTTCAACACCGAGGGTGGTTCTCCTGCCCTTGGTCAACAAGGCGGCTCTATTGCTTTTAATGAACGCCTTGGTCGTCGTCAATCTTATTATTTCCGCGAGCCTGGTTATATGATTGATATGTTGAGTATTCGCCCTGTCTACTATTGGGCAGGCATTTACCCTGACTATCTCCATTACACCGGCGCTGATTATTTTAATCCCATTTATAACGATATTGGATATCAGGATATCCCTGGCTTTCAATTCGGTTTTGGAACTACCTCGGCCGCAGAAGCTGTAGCTTACGAACCCTGCTTCAATGAGTTTCGATCCTCCTACGATGAAGTTCTTGGTCAGTTGTCTTTCTTTCAAGGCCAGTCTGATTCCGTACCCCTTTATTCTTATTGGGTACAACAGCGTGTTTTGTCTGCAAGCTATAACAAGTATTACTCTCTCTTGTTCGTAGATATCGCTCAGGCAAATTCTCCGTTTGCCTCCTCACTGGAAGACAATTTCTTTGTTAACCTCTCGTATTCTGTTCAGAAGAAGAATTTGGTAAATAAAACATTTGCAACCCGTTTGTCTAATCGCTAGTATATTGACTCTATGGCACTTGATTGGTTACTTGAAGACCCTCCCGCTTACGTTTCTCGCGGGCATCGTATTTTGTCTGTTCTTGACGGCTCTGGCTCTGTTGATGTTCTCCCTGGCCGGCCGGATCTCCCCGCAGATCAGTCTGACTGGGCCAAGGGTGAACGCTACAATCCTGACCTTGATTTCGACCCTAATTCCTTTTCCCGTATGGATAAGTTTGACGGCCTAGAGGTTGGTCAGGAACTCATTGACTCAGAACTAGATAGATCTAAGTCCGTTTCTAAGACTGCTAATTCTGAAGAAAAATAGTACAGTCTTCACTCGACGATATATGTTACGTGCGCGGACCCCTTCTGATAGAGTCCGTGAATTTCTGAAGGTTATTGGTAACGACTGCAGGAGAGGCCGCGCATTTTTCTATCGTTCTTTAAATTTTACCCCTATGTCTGATATCAAGCAACCCTTTTATAAGTCTAAAGCCTTTTGGACGCTCATCTCATCTATTGTTGCTGCTTTGGCTGCCTTCTTCTTGTCCTCGTGTTCTGCACAGGCTAGAATGCTGCGTAGTGGCGTTCACATTGACACTGTTCGTGTTGATTACATCATTCGTTCTAACAATTTAACTCATTTGTAGTATGCCTGCCCCTGTTGCCGCTGCCGCATCTTTTGGTCAAGCTCTTGGCCAATCTGCTGCTTCTACCGGCGCTACCGGTTTAATATCCGGCGCTATCGGCCAACTTTTTGGTGGAATGAACGCCCGTCGGCAGTGGCGTTTCCAGCAGAAGCAGATGAAGCTTCAGCAGCGTTATGCCCTGGAACAAATGCAAAAACAGGCCGAACTCTCT